GGACGGCCCTTCTTGGAAGCAACTTCAACCAAACCGGAAACATTCAGATCGGCTTTGATTTCTTGTTGTGTAGGTTGTACAGCTCCAACACCGTAAAGACCTTGAATACCAGTTGCCCACCCGGCGTTTTTAATATGGATCACTCTTTCAGTTGTATACAAGATGCTTTGGCCATCTGCATCGAATCGGTATCCAATGATCCCGTTTTCATTTGTTACAATGCCAACCTGTTCTGGATGAAGTCGAACAATTGAAACCGGTGTTTCTGTTTCTCCAAGAATCAAAATGTAAGCGTTTCCGGCGGCTACCAGATCAATGATCAACTGTTCAAGAAATGAAAACTGGTCAACACCTGTTGAAGGTTCTTCCAACAACTCCAACACCGGGTGATCTTCAATGATCTTGGAGTTCTTCCCTTTTCCTTGAATGAGTACCAAAGGAGTTGAAGCCAAGTCTTGAGAAATCCTAGACAAGGCCGCATATACATATGGGTGTTGAACATATGCACCAAGTGAACCAAGTTGACTATATGCCGATCGGCCACCGTTTGAAATGTATGAAGCGCCGTGTTGGATCTCAGTCGGTTTGGTGTCTACCTTGCCAAGCTGTTTTGTTTCAGAAGCAAAACCGATCTGTGTGAAAAGTCTTTGATACCATTTCATTGTGTCAACTCCGTTTGTGGTTCAGTCTATCATATCGTGATAAAAAGCCAATTGCATATCTTAAAGCATCAAGCGCGTGGTCATCCTGTTTCATCGGTTGATCCTTGCCTTTTGTTTTACTCCAACGGTATTTTCTCAACTCCTGTATCAAAGCCGGGCAATTGTTGAATACAAACAATCTTGGCTTTCCATCTGCATGAATCATCAACCGTTCTTTCACCAAACCGATCATTGTTACCATTCCAAGTTCTTTTGGTGAAGGCTTTGTTGATACTCCAAGTTCACGGGCCAAGATCAACCGTGCATCTTTCCCGGCGCTGTCTGCAACTGTGAAAAGGCATCTTGGATCATTCTGTGAAAGCCTTATTGTTTCACGGCCGTTTTCAAGCGTGGTTCTATTCGTCTTGTAGTACTCTCTATAAACATAAAGTGAATCATCAGCACCAAACAAACCAGACCGATCACGATAGATCCACAAAGTACACCAAGGATTTCTGACACCAAAATCAATAGCCCGGTATATTTCACCATCTTTTGGAATGTCAAACGGCTTCACAACATGGTATCTTGGATCAAACTCATCATAAACCAAACCTTCTTGACTGACAAAATCACCAAACAACCGGGTTCTTTGCATGCTTTCGGTCATATGTTGAACCGTTCTTTTCAGTTTTACACTATCGATCCAAGGGTTATCAAGTCCGGAGATCTGGATTCTTGAATAACCTTCACGGATTTCTTCAACAAACTGATCAAACAACCAGTTCAAACCGTCAACGGGTGTAGCTGTGACAATGACACGGCCACCAAGATCGATCGTTCGCATCAAACATTCCATGAAAACTTGATCGTCTTTTCCTTCTTCATCGATCCAAACCAACTTCACCCCTTGACCTTGAAACTTTTTCCGGCCGGCTTCATAGGACAAACAGACGATCTTTCCACCGTTTTCAAAAGATGCTGTGGCCCGGTCTTGTGCGTTCCATTTGCTCTTCTTCGTTGATCTTGGCATATATTTATCAAGTTTTGGCCGTACATATTCGATCGAATCTCCATAAGACAAAGCAACACACCAAACTGTGGACGGGTCTTCTTGTACAAGGTCTTCTGGAAGGTCGTTCAGTTCCAACCACTGTTGAACACTCCAATCGTTTGAACCCAAAGCAACGGCCACGGCCAATTGTGCACCAAGATCAGTTTTCCCGGCGCGATTTCCACCGCCGATCAAATGTGCTTCTGTACCCATTCCGATCAACGCGTGTTTCTGACTGGTTCTATTCTCTTCAATGTTGCATGAAGAACACTTGAAGCGTGTTGTGTGTAGGTGTTCCATTGGTTCACCACAACCAACTGGCCGATCGTCGTCTTTCTTTCCACTCCATCTTTCACAACGGGGTGACCATAGACGGGCCAAGGCCAAAGGGTGATTTCTTTGGATGGTCAACAGAAGTTGTTGTTGTTCGTACATCCTTAGAAGTTGACGTTTGTTCATGCAATCACAAAGAAGAAAACGGTGTTGGAGCTGTCCCCGACTCCAACACCAAAGAACACGTCATAAAATCTTGAACGTTGCCAAGTCCACAACATGGAAAGTATATCATGAATGTATTGATCATCACAATCACATGGATCACATTCACAAACTGAACAAAAGTCATTCATTCTTTTGAACCGGGTTCTTTGATTGCTTCCAACTCCTTTTGGTTTTCCTTGACGGCTTCCAGAAGTTCTTTCACGTTGATCTGTTGTGCTTCCACTTGTTCTTGAAGTGGATCGATCTGTTGTGCATTTTGTGAGAAACCGTGTCTTGTTTGGAGTATCCAAGCGGCGGCTCTCCAATCTCCACCTTTGGCGGCGCTGTTGATACAGGCCAAGTTGTTCACCGCTCCGATTGCTTCCGCTTCTTTATAGCGTGTGTAAAAATCTTTGAATTGCCCGGTCTTGTCATCCTGTCCACGTTGAAGCCAAAAGTATATGGTTCTAACATGAAGGCCAGCATACCCGGCGGCCAGTTGTACAGTACAACCCAACTTGATCGCCGTGCATATCTTAGAAACAACGCTTTCATTGATCTTTGTTTTACGTCCCATCTTCAAACCTCTCTAAATATTGTCTTTTAGCATTTTCAACACGGCCTTCAATGATCGGCCAATAGTCACTGGTCATTTCACAACCAACACAACTGAACCCTTCAAGCATAGCCGCCGCCGCCGTTGTACCGCTTCCAAGAAAAGGATCAAGAACAACACCTTCTTCTGGTGTCACCAAACGGACTAGCCAACGCATGAGTTCAAGCGGCTTCACAGTTGGATGAAAGTTCTTCACGTTTTCAGAAGTTCGACCAGCTCCGGCCCGTGGATTCTGTACCCCGGCTGATCCTTCTTTACGGTGTACGGCTTCAAACCCTTTCTTGGCTTCCAAGTGATCAAGACCTTCTTCACGCTCCGATCGTTGTGCTTTCTTGAATCTTACAATGTTGGCTGGCCATCTTCCAACTTTTGAAGCGTTCCAATTTTGATTTTGATCTGATTCCCAATTATCATCGTGCATAATACCGATATTTTTCATGTATTTTCCATTCTTGACTTCTTCACCACTACCAAACCAGATCGGATCACCATATGGAAACCGGGTCTTTTGAATGTTCAACCCTCCAACACCATGAAGAAGGAAGTTGTTGGCGATCGTACCTTCAACGGGCTTTCTTGCCAATACAGCTGGTTCAAAGGCTGGCTTCAATGCTGTACCCCATCCTTCAAACCGTTTGGCTTCTTCACTGGTTGCTTTGGTGATCTTCCAAGTTGCGTTTTCACTGTGACCATTGAAGACACCATTTCCTCCAATACCTTGTGTTGGTTTTTCTTCAATGATCTGACTTTCAACTCCAAGATTTTTGTCAATCGCCTTTGAAACATTCAATGACTTTGGAAACCCGGATTCATAACACCAAACCAACTGATCACGTATTTGAAAACCAGCGTCTTCAATGCCAACTGTCATTCTATGAACGGTTCTTGTTGCACAAAAGGCGATCAAATGGCCGCCGGGCTTCAACACTCTCAAACATTCAGACCATAGTTCAACACTGTAAGCGATGCCAGATCGATCCCATCCTTTACCCATAAAATCAATTTCATAGGGTGGATCACAAACAACAGAATCAATGGAAGCATCTTCAAGATCTTTCAATCTCTCCAAACAATTACCTTTCAACAACGTGAAAGTTTGGTTTGTGAAAGCCTTGGCCGGTTCTGGAGCTGGTTGATCAATGTTGTCTTCATCGTTTTGACCATCACCAAGAAGATCATTCAACTCTTCATCATTGAAACCAAGGTTTTCAAGTTCTTCTGGTTCAAAGGCGGCCATGATTTCTTGAAGGTGTTCTTCGTTCCAATCGGCTATTTCATTCGTTTTGTTATCGGCTATGGCCAAACGTTCAGCATTTCGATCGGTGATCTCAAGTATTCGACACGGTACTTTTTTCCAACCAAGTCTGATCGCCGCCTTCAAACGGGTATGGCCTGCAATGATCATATTTGAACCAGATTGAACCACGATCGGCGCTCCAAAACCAAACTCTTCAATGGAAGCGGCCACCGGTTGAACGGCTTGATCATTCCACCGGGGATTCTTCAACCAAGGCTTCAAGTCTGCAACGTCGATCCAATCAAAATCTTTCATTTCTTGGCCTTCTTCTTGAATACACCTTTGACGGCCTTCTTGGTACTCTCCAAAGAATCTTCTTCTTCTAGTCCCAGCAACACACCACCGGCCGCCCGGTATTCTTGACGGCTATATTCAAGTATCTGTGAAAGTGCTTTTGACTTGGTTACACTTTGAAGTGTTGAAATCGTGCCAATGAACTGACGATCAACAAGTGAAAGCATCAAGTTTGTTTTCTTGGTTTCCTCTTCAACCTTTTCATTGATCGGGTTCTGGATGATGGTTCGACAACTTCCACAGACTGTTTTTGTCCATCCATATTTGGCCAAGTCCATCTTGAATCCACAATTCAAACAGGCCACAACAAGGCGGCCGTTTGGTAAACTGTTTACATTTCTCATTTCAAATACTCCTATTGTATTGTTTTGATTCCAAACCATTCAACGATCTGGATCTCTATGTTACCGGGTTTCATTGTTTTCACTTTGTCCAAGAAACTCTTTGAAGCTGGTACAACGGCCAAAGCATCTGTTGACCATCCAACGGTGAAAGGATGATCTTGAAGGTCGTTCAGATTTGCCACCACGGCTTCAAAGTTGTCAAAGAACTTGGTGATCTCTCCATTCAGCACAAAGCACCAAACAGGAAACTTTGAAAGAAGGTCTTGTGGTTTCAGAAACTCCACAACACCTTCTTCACTGATCATTTGGAAGATCACCGGCCATTGGTTTGAACCTTTCAGAAGCACCTTCAACGTTTCTTCAACGTTCAAGGCCTTCTTGTTGTCGTTCATCAAATACCAGTCAACACCAAGGGCGGCCAGTTCTGGATCGAATACCCACGGGATCACTTTCATTCTTCCTTCCAGTCTTGATTGGTTAAAAAGTCAGCAAAACGATCAAGGGCTTCTTGGTTTGTCTTTTTGTAGATTGGTTGATCTGACGTGCAATTTCTAGCGTAAAACTCTTTTTTGCCGTCCTTGTCATAACCCCACCAAAACCCAACTTCATAATTCACGCCGTCAATAGTCAGTTCAGCAAAAATACAAGTTGGATGATATGTCAAGTTGCGGATCGTGATCGCTCCTTGATCCGGCCAAAAGTCTGAAAAAGTTCTTGGTTCTTGGATGGGTAGATTGTCAAGTGGATTTGGATTCAGTTGATCTTTTGTGATTTGAACTTTCATACACACCACTCATAGATCCAAACGATCATGTGAAGAAATGGCATCCAAAGCAATGTCAAACCNANTCCAATAGATAGTATTCCAATCATTTCACCAAGTTCTTTGGCCTGTTTTCTAGTAAAGTTNGTTTTCATTTTGAATCCCTTGGTTGAAGTTTTATTTCAAGTTTAATCAATACTTGGTGAAGTTCGTCTTTGACATGTATTCCACCGGTTGAAAGTTTGATAAAAGTTGTATCGCCGTCTTTTTGAACGTGAACAACATGGTTGGCATTTAGATAAATAGTATCTCCATTATGAAGTTTAAGTGTGATCATTGGTTCAGCTCCTGTTGAAAGTTGTTGTTTGAACCACCAAACCAAACAAACTGTGAACGGATCACAATATGAAAGTTGTGTTCGACTTCATCAAAGACCAGAAGCCGATCTTCATCCCATGACATGACACCAAACTGACAGTTTCCAGAGTATCCAAACATGTAGTTGTTTCCTTGTGAATCCAACCGACCTTCTTTACTTAAAATGAAATGTTCTGATACTCCATCTTCATTTGGTACAGATCCACCAAAGACTGGTACAAGATAAGGAAGGTACTTATCAACATTGTCAAAAGCATATTCAAGACGGGTTTGGAGATCTTCAAGTGTTGCTGAATGAAAAAGCCATTCTGTTACTTGTCTTCTGTTCATACCATCTCCCCTTGAAGAGCTGTGTTGATCTCTTCTTTACATTGATCAAGGCTAGTACAGCCAAGAAGCAAGTTGTGAATGTTGTAGACTGGCCCTCTGACTACGTACAACGGAGCGGCCGTTCTGTAATAGTTTTCAAAGCATTGACGGATCACGGGTAGTTTGAATACCGTTCTTGTTATCTTGTGGCCTTTGTAGAAAAATACATTCATTTGGACACCTTTTCTTGAAGTTGACCAGTCATCAAAGCAAGATAAAAGAACCAATCTTTTTGTCCAAGTTCACGCTTTGAAATGTATTCGACTGCATCGATCAGACTGTCAGAAACAATCTTGATTGAATAGTTTTCAAAATCATTTGATCGAATCTTTGAAGTGTTGTCCATCCACAATATTGAAGCGGCTTCAAACCCTTCAACAGTCCATGGAAAGTATTTATAATCACCGTCAATCTGGATTTCAATGGAAAGAAGAACGGTTGATCCGTTTCTGAGTCTAGTTGGTTGATTTAGTTTCCAGTTCATTTTGTACACCTTGTTTTTATTGATTGAAATAGATCACCCGGCCGGCGACCTGTATACAGTATACATTGTTTTGGAATAAACGATCCAAGTTTTCTTCATTCAGTTGTATTTTCTTCCAAAAGGGATCGGATCAGTTGTGAGATTGAAACCCCTTGTTCTTTGGCCATCCTCTTCAAGGCTTCAAACAAGGGCTTCTGACATCTAAAAATAATTGTTTCTTCAAGTTTATTTGTTTTGTGCTTCATTCTTTCCATCCAAACACGCTTTTGAAATCCAGTTTTGAACATTTGTTGACCATTGATCCCACTTTTGATCAGCAACAAGATCAAAGTCTTCTTCTGATAGTCCATAAATGAAATCTTTTCTGTTGTCTTCGTATTTCGTTAAGATGGTTACAAACAGTTCTTCTTTGTGTGTTGACCATGCTTCAAGGTTCAAGAAGCGTTCAAAGGCATCCTTGAACGTTTCAGAAGCATTTGTTGAACTCTCAACAAGTACAAGAATCGGTGGAGTTTCAAAACCGTCTTCTGTGATAGAAAAATCAAAGAAGTATCTTTGGAGTTTTGACAACCTCAAACCTTGCCTTGGCCCTTGTATGTTTTGACGTTTGAACCACTCCACAACACGATCAAACCATCCAAACGACCAGCAACGGCCACTTTTAGCGTGAAACTCTTTCAGAAGCCAAGAATCGATCACTTTGATTTCAAGGCAAAAGTCAAAGTTGTTGGCACTTTCAACCAGTGCTTCAAAGTCTGATAGTTGAAGATCCTTCTTCCATCCTTGGAGCTGTGACCACCTTTCAACAAATTGAAAGAATACTTTTGATTCACTTGTTGTTGGTGTCATGTCATGAAATGAATTTTGTTCTTCTTTGTTATTCTTTATTACATGTAGTTCAAGGCTATGGTCTAGGGGTAGATCAAGGCTATGGTCTAGGGGTAGATCAAGGCTATGATCCACCGTACCTTTTGAAGGTAGATCAAGGCTATGGTCTAGGGATGGTTCAAGGCTTTGTTCTACTTCTGGACGGTTCAAGGTGTACTTCTTGACTTGGTAGTATTCAGAAGAAGCCAACCAACCAAGGCCTTCAAAGTGTTTCAAAGCACGTTTGACACTGCCAAGACTTACCCCGGCGGCCGTTGCCAGTTTGCTTTGTGAACCTGTGAACGTTCTATTCTTTCCACCGTGGGAAAGTAGAGCTGTATAAACAAGTATTTGTGAACGTGAAAGTTGAACCAACCGGCCTTGGTCAACATGAAAGAGAGATCCATAGTACATTTCTTCACCTGTTGTTGTATGTTGTATTACATTTATAGTATACTACATTTAACAAAGGAGATCACAAAATGATTCTGTATTTCGTAGACGTTGAAACAACTGGCCTTTCACCACAACAACACACGATCTTGGAGTTTTGCGC